CTAAAACAAATAATAATTTTTTCCTCAGTCATTGTTACTCCTCCAGTTTTAAGTTCTGCATCAAAGTATTAAGATGATTTTCAGTATTAGTGAGACCTCTTTTGTTTGCAATAATCATTTCTTTGTTATCTAATATTTGATGCTCTTTCTCTTTTATCTTTTCGTATGCTTGTTTTATTTCTAAATGACACTCTGTTATATCAGTTTGTAGTCTCTCAATTTCATCTTTAAAAAATTTTATATTTATCAAATCAAGCTGCAATCTTTCAATCAAATCTTTCTTTTTTTTTGTTTGCAGTTCTTTCTTTTTTTTACCAGATAATTTTTTTTCTTGGTGATTTTTACTTTCCATGTTACCCTCCAGTCTATTATGCTACGGCATATATACTATACTATGCTAGTACTATAATAGTTTATATACTATGCTTAGTATGCAATGCTTAGTATGTAATACTATGCGTCTTTCTCTATTTGTTTTTCAATTTTGTTTGTCATTGCTGAAAGTATTAAGTGTGTTGCATGATCTCCAGAAGGCGAACAGTCATAACTTAATTCACAAAGAAACATAGCTAAGACCCTACACATGTTAGGAACAGTTATATCTTTTTGATGTTTCTCTGATAAATCTAGCAGCTTGTTATACATAAACTCTATTTGTTTCTCATTAGTCATTGTCTTTCTCCTTTATTTTTGTTTCTCAAATATGTAACCAATCAAGATAGCTATAGTTTTACTTATACCTCTCTCTCCTGTTTCATGCCTTGAAACTGTTTGTTTATCTATTCCCAGTTCTGTTGCAAATTCAGCTTGTGTGTATTTTAAGCGTGTTCGTATTTGCTTATACTGTTCTTTGGTTATGCTTTCTCTTATCATTTGTTTTGTTCCTTAACATAATTTTGATAAAAATTTATTTTCTCCTGAAGTTTTTTTATTTTATGATTTGCAAAATCTAAATTACTTCCCATTTCCCTAACCATTTCAAAAACATTTTGATAACCTTTGTTATCTAAGTTTTTATTTTGTAAGACTAAGATTATTATTTCAGCACTTGTTTTCCAATCTGGTGCAATGTTTATTGTTTTGTTAGCCATTGTTTTACTCTTTCTCTTCTATGTTAAAGTTGTTGTATAGTTGCCATTTACATTCATCTAGTTTTCTAATCTCACTTAAATTTAAATCATGTAAATCTCTTATTGTGTCCAAAGCATCTGACAAAATAGAATGAGTTTCTAATATTGTTTTTAATTGTGCTGGTGTTAATTTTGACATGCCAAGATTGTTTAACTTGTCTTGTCTCTCTCTTTCAATTTCCCAGTCTGTTTTATTATTAGTCATTGTTATGTACTCCTTTAGTTGTTTAATGACGATTTAAGAAGGCTACAGACTAGCTTAAGCAATTTTATGATATAGACTAGCCTGTAACTTGTTTCGTTGCTGTATCAAAAGATAATAAAGAAAACTATGTATAAGAATATACAGAACATTAAGAATACAATAGTTTCTGCGTTTAGTTTTAATATCTCATAAAAGCAATATTTTTTTGGTGTTGCATTTTCTATATGCAGCTTTAAAAGTTTTTTATTCATTGTTTACCTCATAATCTTTTAAGTATTTTAGCTAAATCAAAAATATAATTATTTAGATGATTATCTATTAAATTCTTTTGACATTCTTTTTGAAATTTAGTTACTGACATTGAATAAACTTTATCCAATGCCTTTCCGTAATCTTCTCTTTGTTTATATGTCATGCTCATTGTTTGTACTCCTTTTGTTGTTGTGATTTACGCAAGTAAATCTTAAAAGGCTGGTGTTGCTCCAGCCTTTCGAGGTTTACTAGAATTGTTGTATTATAAAACTTTCCTTATCTATTTTTATAAGTGTTGTTTTGTCCTCTATATCTTCAAAAGTTTTATATTCTTCTCCATAATCATTTTGGAACTCTTTTATATTGGCATATTCTGAATACTCACAACAAAATGCTACATAATCCATTTCAACATCTTGCCCAGTATCTTCGCTATATTCCCATAAATAATTATAAAGTTTTTCTAATCCTTTGTAGGAAAAAACATTATTGTATTGATCTGATTTATAAAAATAATCTCTAAACATAGATAATGTTATTGTGTCTGTTATTGCCATTGTTGTTACTCCTTATCGTTGTTGATTGTTATTAATGGATAGTAAATTGTAATTATTGCAAACATTCCAGATAGCATCATTATTGAAAAGAATAAGCCTGGCATGTTTAAAGATAGTAAATAAAAAGCTGTTGGCAGCATTAAAAAGAACTGAGCCAAAGCAATTAATAATATTGTTTCGTATTTCATTAGCTTTGCTCCTTGTTTATTAGTTGCCATTCGTCAAGATACTCAGGAAAAGTTTTATCTGTGTTTATTCTTTCGTAAACTTTCATCAAATGATGTAAAGCAGCTTTACGAGTATAGAAACCATATACAACAATGTT